TTTTGTGTTTGCGCCATGACTTTGATACTGGTATGTAGAAAACCAAATGGCCACCCTGTTCAGGTGGCCTAAATTGTTGCGCTTTGGCAAGACCGGCTAACGTTATTTTATACTCGTTGTATTTCTCAAGTCGAAGTAATCTTTTCAGCCCCGGTGGGCGAAGAAGGTTTCTTGGAATCCTGAAAAAAACCCTATCCCCCTGTGTCGCTCTTACGTGGGTGGCCGGTGTTATTTTGAATATGTACTTTTCCATTACTTCGCTTGCGGGTTCTTTCTTTTACCGCTTGTTGCAAAAGTATGGAAATTACGGCAGCAGGTTTTCTTTGCTCCCGTTGTGCAATTTCAAGTATTTCATTATTAAGGTCATCGGTTATATACCCCCAAACCCTGTGCATATTTTTGTACATTTTGGATAATTTTCTCAAAACTAATCAATCTTCTTCATTCTCTGTTAAAAAAGATTTTCGGTGAGTTGAACTGAAAAGATGGTGTTCTTTTTGAAATTCAGATAAGAACTCCCTGCATTTTTCTAATTTTTTGTAAATCTTGTCAACCGATTCTTCATCCCGGTCAACTGTAAATACTGCAACCCGTTCATCTTTGGGTATATCATCAAAATTCATGTTCCTATGAACCCGTTCAGAGCCTAATTTGAATAGCTTGTCAAATTGAGGGTGACCCATTAGTTTAGCCTTTAGCTTCCGCAGTTCATCATCAATTATCCATTGCGGGGTATTCGTAAGGCAGTAGGCTATTTTGCCAACCTTTGCGTTAGTAAGAGCCATATACCCCTGAATTTGCCAGTAAGCAGCGTTTGTGATGTCGTTGCCAAGTATTGAAATGAAGCTGTAGATGTCATACGGCGTTTTTATATCAATTATCTCGTCTGCCTCATAGCAGGATTCCCCAATACATATATCCGGGATGCCGGTAAGGAAGTCATTGTCTATTTTCTTCTTGTTTTTGGTGTAATTAGTGCCGAAAACTGAATTGAACAGGGATATTGATTCGTTTTCAGAAACAACCCCCTTAACCATGCTAAAATCGGTCACATCATCTATCCTGTTGTACTTTTCGGTGACGTATTTCTTGACTAAAAACGTCTTGCAGGACTTGGATAGAGTTTCTTCGTTCTTTATTGGCTCTAATTCTTCAATTTTAGCCTTTAGCCGGTCAATTAAGTCCTTTTTCTTAATGGCTGTGGCCGTATCCTTGTTTTTCATTTCGGAAAACAGGATTTCATTGCGCTGTAATGATGCGATTGCATCTTCGTACTGTTCTAAATTGGACTTGAAAGTCTTGTTTTGAGCCATGATGCTGGATAAAGTGCAGCATGAGAACAGTTGTTTTGAAAAGTCATACATAACAAAATCCTTAGAGAATGACTTCCGGTGGTAGCTAAACGTCTGAAAACCGATTGAACGGATATTTACTGCATTTAAACGGAAATCTCCCTCTAAGGATGGAGTTTTGTTCTTTACATTCACCTTTGGCTACCACGACAAAAGCGATTTGGATACCAAAAGTAGTAAATTATTTTATTCTTTGGTATATCCGTTGTTTTCGGCCCAAGTTTGAAGGTCTTTTGTGTCGAATACGTCTTCCGGGGAAAGGTTATCTTGTATCCAGTCTATTGCTACATCAAGGGTGCTATGCTTCATTTTTACTTCTTCCGCTTGTCCACTCATTTCTTCTGCGAATAGTTGGTCTTGCTTTACTGATGTCATTTTCTTTAGTTTTCTTGTTTATAATTACGGTTGCGTGGTATTGGTTTCCAAATTTATTTTTGTTCGTTGGCGCAATAAATGAGTACTTGGGTATCCCATTCTTTTTGTTCTTCGCTCTCTTTGGTTTGAACTATCCTTAATAAGGGTGTTTCTGTATCCTTAAACCCCCACTCTGTTTCTATCGTTGGCCTTCCGGTAGAGAAGTGATGCCCATTCCCGGTACTATCAGTAAATGAACTATGGACACACATATCCTTTGAGTGCTTTGCCTTTATTACAGCATACACCTCTAAACTTGTTTCTATCCACATTTTATTTAGTTTTTGGTGTTACAACATTGATGTTTTGACTTTGGTTATTTATGTGGGCAATCGTTTATTTCACAATGCCTTACTTCTTCGGGTAGGATACGGGAGCATATTTTGCAGGTGGTGGTTTTGTTTTGGTCATTGAGGAATAGTTGGTAGAGTTCGGCAGATGTGTATTTCTGTGGATTACCGATTTTGAAAAACAATCGTCCATTTTCAGGGTCAATTGAAAAATAGTTTTTATCTATTACCCAATTGGCAAACTCTATACTCTGTTGTTCGGCGTATCGAAGTTTTTCTAATTGCTGATTTATCTTTTCAGTATCAAATGCACAATCACTTTCTAAGAACTTATTTACTTCATCTACGGTTATCGGTGGTATTGGTGTTATCTTACTCATGGTGTATCATTAAATAGTTGGTTGATGAATTGTTCTTTGGTTGGCAATTTTAGTGGACTTCCGTTGGCAAAATCAATTCCGTATTTACTTCCATCGTAAAATGAAATCTCTGCTATCTCTTTGGCGAATGCTAAAATTGTGGATACTTGCCCATCGAATAAGTCTTGCTTTACCCCCTTATCATAAACCATGCAGTCATGTGCTTCATCAGCATATTTTTGAAGTATTTCTTCTACCTTACTCATTGCAATTAGATGTTTAAACTTTGATTAGATATTCGGATGCTTTGTTTTTGCGGTGTGTAGTTCATGGAACTCTTGTAGGAACTTACGGGCTTTGATTACCTTGTCCGGGATTTGGTCAATTATATCTTGGTCACGATCGGCTTGCTTGTGGATTACTCTTTCATGCTTTGGAATATCATCGAAGGTCATTTGCCTTTCTACATCAGCACAAGCCAATAGGTATTCCGGGCTTTCTTCTGTTGCTGCATCCATTTGATAGAATAACTTACGCTGTTCATCCAATATCTGTTGCTCTGTGGCATTTACAAGGGTGTATGACACTTTCCCACGTATGAAGTTCGTAAGCCTTAAATACCCCTGCAATTGAATGAAATAATCTTTGTCCAATGGCTCAATTAGTTTCGGCAAAAACGTTTCGCTGTCCCACGAGGATTTTGCATCCAAAATCGTAGATGTTTCAGCATCAATTATATCCGGCGTTCCGATTATGTATTCATCTTCCAGCGTTGAAGCGTTTTTTGTGTATGTCCTTCCATCGAAATCGCCAATCAATTCAATAGCCGCCCACTCTTGTTTTTTCCCCTTCGCCATCTGCTTAGTTTCGATACGGCGTTCCCTCCCCCAATACTCTTTGGCGTACACTTTTATCAAGTGGGCTTGCGCCGTCTTTGACAACTTCCCGGCTTCTTTATCGGCTTTCGATTGTGGTTCTGTGAATAAGCACCCCAAAGATGAACAGTGAATTTTTACTTGGCTAAAGTCCATTTATTCTTTTTTTGTTAGTATAAAAAACTACAACTTCTGAAAATGTTCTGTTTTTTAAAGCGTCTCTCAATGATGATGGATGAACTCCGAATTCTCTTGCCCAATCTGAAAATATCATTTTTCTGCCTTCATGTTCCATCCACCTATTTGTACTTACATTCCCCATTTGTTCCCGGTGGGTAGCCCAAACACAATTCTCTTTTGAGTACCCTAAATTCCCTTTTACCCTTTCTACTGAATGTTTTGGTGATGGCTTTTGCCCCATATCCTCATAAAAATTCTTGAAGCTATTTGCCCATCTGTCACAGACTGTTATGCCCCTCCCGCCGTAGTAATGGTATTTATCGCTTTTGGGATTAAGACATCTTTCCTTCATTTTTCTCCAATTGGTGTATTCGGGTTGGTACACATCATTACCCTTGTCGTATCTACTTTGAATAAGGAAACACCCACAACTTTTTGTATGCCCATTTTTCAAATTCCCCTGCTGTACAATGGTACTGTTCCCGCAAGAACAGGAACAAACGTAAACTCTTGTCTTACCTCTGCTTTCGGTTTCAGATATGACCGTCAGTTTCCCAAATGTCTGACCAATCAAATTACCCTTTTTCATAAAATACAAAACCCCAAGTGTACGATACTTGGGGAGCCTTTGCAAATTTTGCAATTAGCTTTCAAAAAGGATCGTACCTCTCTTTGAAAACCTATGAACTGTAAATGTACGGCGGTGAATTGCTCATTGCCAAATATTTTTTAGGCTGTAAGTTCTTTTAGTTTTAGATTATAGGCATTTAGCCAATCGGGATTATTCTTCACCAATAGTTTGTACCCTTCCAAGACCTTTAGTTCTGTAACCGTTGCAATCTGTTCGGCAACCGACTTCCCTTCTATCTGTTCTCTCTCTACCTTCAATGTAGGAAGGGTGGCGAGTGGGGGTGATGGTATTTCGCCGTTGTATAATTGGGGGTATAATTCCTTGTGGAAGTCAGTTGCTTGTTGATGTAACTCTTTCATTTGACCTAACCACGTTTCACCTTCACCTATGGAAGATTCACCACCTAACCTAATATTCAAAAACTGAAATTCAGTAGGGAATAACTTTTGGTATATTGCTCTATCTATTGGCATACGGGAGTGTTTAAAAATACCATTCGGCAACCTGCGAATTTCTTTGCCTTCATATACTTTTCAGAAAGCCCGAATAGTTGCAGTATGGTTCTATTATTTGGAACTGACACGTATTCATCTGTGAA